TTGTCCCAGAATGCTGTGTCTTCATCTGTAGTTGCTTCTTTCTTTTTAACCTGCATGTCTTGACGTTCACTATACCAACGTTCTAGCAAGCCCGGTATAATACCTTTACGTTCATTGCTGAATATAGTACCATTGGCTGATAAGATCCAAGGTTTGTTGCTGTCAAAGATTAGTCGCCATACATCTGCGGCACTTAGTATATCACTGGTACCGTTGGCCCAATCGATAGTAATCTCTGTGCCAACTTCACCATTCATGACCGCGGTATATTCTAGACTACCAAATAAGTTTTCCCATGCGTCTGCAAAACTGCTACCCGCTGTTTGTTTTTCATTGATATAATGCTCAGTCATTGTCTGGCGCAATTGACCTACGATAGTTTCTGGACCCATATTAAGCGCACGGATCGCACTTGGATATAGCGAGTTAATGTCAATAGCACCAATATAGTCATGCATACCTGCTTTAGGAGTTGCTACATACGCACCAGCCGCCTGTGTATCAAACTGTTCATCACGGTTACGATTTGGAACGACCATACCAAGTTGATGTGCTTCGTTAATAATAGCCTGTTCTGTAACTGCCACAGCACCCATGGTAGTTTGTAGTAGCACAGTATTGTCGTGTGCTAGTTCATTGGCTAGATCTAAGAAACGTAGTTTTGTATCTAGTTTGTGTAATAGTGCGGTGTCTTGACGATTGTATTCAATAAACTTAGCAAAGTCTTTGTTGTATAATTGATCTAGGGTACCTTCATACTGTGTTTTACTTTCACCTAGTTCATATTCACTAATAGCATCTAGACTATAACTGTGACGTTCTTCATAGGTATATTTGCGATACAGTTGCATATAGTCCATATGCACACGACCAATAAGGTCAAAGGTCATGTTACTAGCACCAAAACGTTCAAACTCACGTTGCTTGGGGAACTGTCCCCATAGGCAAAATCTGCGTGTATCATCTTTGCTTAGGACACGATTGGTACGCTGTACCATATATGGAATATCGAAGCCTTCTGAGTTCCAACCTGACAAGATGTCTGCATCATCAATCAAATCTAAGAATGTTTTAAGCAGGTCTTCTTCACGTTCCATCAAGAAACAATTATCATAATTTCTAGCAATTTCTTCTGCTGTTTCCCAGCTCATGCTCTTAGGTGGGATAACCATAGTAACTAGTTTGTCTAGCCAATCTAGGTATACTGATACCGCGGTGATTGGATTAAATGGATCCTCTGGACGACTGAATCCTCTCACAGGGTCAAAGTCAACCTCAATGTCAAAGAATGCAGTTTGTAATTTAGGGGATTTCTGTCCAAGATAGTTTTCCTCAAGACAACGGAACACGGGATTGATATCGCTTTCCCAAATACGTTTACCTGAATTAATTTTAACTTCTTTGTGGAACTCTTTGCCTATGCGTGTGCTGAATTTTGTTACAGGTGTGTCATAGATAGTGCGGAATTTACCACGAGGATCATCGTAGTAGAATGTATAGTTGGCGGGGTATTCTTTATATTCTCTTTGTCCATTTACACGCTCAACGATGTAAATGCGATCTTTTGTTCTATCGAACAATGCGTCTACGTAACTCATCTTTTTCCTTTTTGTGCGACTTCTAGCTCACACACACTCTTCATGCCCGGGTGGGCGTTTTATTAATTATAACACTAATACTCTGTAAAATCCTATACCATCAATGATAAAAAGCGTCATAGTAGTCATCAATAGTCCAAAACTGCCACGACTGATACTGGTAAACATGCTAATAGTTAATGCTACAAATATGATTGGGTAAACAACCAACCAATCAGTATAAGGCACTGTAAGGCTAACCGACAGTGCTATTACAATATTTAATAACCAATTACATATTTCTAAACATAATCTAACGGGATGACTATGCCAATCCCTTTTGACAAAATTCCATGTCGCGTGCCAATCGATCAAACCGTGCGACCAACTGTTTCAAGAATGTCTTGAACTGTTTCGTGATCAGCATTAGTCTCAGTTAGTTTTGATTTCTGAGCGATCTTAATCGCTTTTTTGAGCAAACTAGGTTTGATCTCTAGTTCTTCTGCTACTGCTTTAACAGTATCATTCAGGCCTGCGCTTAAATCTTCTACTTCTTGTAGTACAGCGATACCCTCATTAACTAACTGAGTCAATTTACTACGTTGTTCTGAACTGAACATTTTTGATGCCATGATGTGGCTCTCCTTGATTGAAAAATATATTATACTATAATTATATATGCGTGTCTACGATTTACTCAATTTATTCTGCATTTTCTGAGTATTTTGGTAGCTGTTTGGAATTCTAAGGCCAGATCATCGTATAGATCTTCTGGCGGACGTTCTGCATAGGCACGATTTAAGTAGGCCATCTGTCCCATGTCACTATAGTATACTTCGGTAGGCCAACGATACTTGCCCCATTCCATGCTGTTGATTAGCAGACATTCATCGCCTACATTTTTCAGCAATTCTTTTTTGGCTTTTACGGGAAGATTAACGCTGGTTAATAGTTTAACCCCCACTGGTACCGTGTTAACCTGCGGCTTGTCTAGATAGTGTGCAAACAGATGCACTATATAGGCTTCTAAGTTTTCTGACAGATTTATAGCGAGTTCGCATTCTGCTCTGCGAACTAGATCATAGGATTCTCTAACGTAGACGTCCCAGTTGTTCATGCTGTAAATCCTCTACTAATAAAGTATTTAACTCAGACCAAAGATCTTTGAATGGATACTTTGGTTTTAACTGCTGTTCGTTTTGTGCGGTCCAGGATAAGAACTTTTCTGCCCTACCTAGCACAGATGTGGTGGCTAGTAATCCATCTTTGACCTGCCCAAGGAATTTCTTTGATCGATAGTCTACCCTTCCCAATTGGTCTATCTGTTTGCTAGCAGATTCTTTTATCTTGTTGCTGTGTTTGAATATATTAAATCCACGGATGAGATCAGGAAAATGTTCATCTTCATTGGCTAATTGCCACCAAACTTCTACACCTAATCGCTGTGTGAAATCTAAATACTCTGCTAGAGAAAATGCACTCCAGATGCTGTATACTGGATGTAGGAATATGTGAGCTTGACCAAAGTCTTGCTTCAGGGTATCGATGTTGTCTAATAATAAATCCCAACTAGCGCCATGCCTGACATACTCAAATCGATCGCCTAGGTTATCGACACTGACATTCCAACGCACATGCGGGAATAATTTTAACTTTTCATAGACTCTATTGTTATCTAATCGCACATTGAGATTAGTGACTATATCGATCTGCGTTTTACTATCTAATATATCTAATAGATCTTCGTTGTATTTTTGTAATAAAGGTTCTCCGCCTAGTAGATAAACCACTTGGATCGTGTTTCTATTTTGTTTGATTAGATCTAACACACCTTGGGCATAGTCTCTGCTGATAGATTCTATGGGTTTTGACTCTAATTTAGCCCATTCACTGCTGTCACTTGAACAACAATATCTGCAGGTTAGATTACATAGGTTACTCCAACGTATGTCGAGTTGTTTTAATTGTTGATATCCAGGACTAGGGAATGCTCGATTAAATGTATGTCGTTGACTGCTGTTAGGAATGACAGCATCATTTATATCACAGTTTTTACAATATGGACTGGTTCCGTTGGCGATAGATTGTCTTACCTGTTTATATGTATTACCGGATAGGATGATGTCGATCGGATCTCTGCGTAGGTTGCCTAATTCATGCGCACCCGGACAACAGGGTTTAATACCACCATCAGTGGTGATCTGTAGTGCTGTATCGATCGCGCTACAAGAAAGGGTCACTATTATCCTTTATAGTGTTGGAACTATACCACTTAATGCCACTGGTGTTCCTGATCCACCTTGTGTGACTGTTTGATTACCTGTAGCATCAGCGCCATCTAAGAATGTGCCATCAAACAATGCTAGGGTATTAGCATCTGTGGTAAACAAACTGGTAGGCACAGTGATCGTTGACTGTGTCGCATCATAACGTGCTATGTTACTCACACGTAGATTGCTGATATAACCTTGCCAACTGCCTTTGTAGTTGTTACCAAATGAAGTCGTATCACCATTATAGCCATTGGTATCAGTGTAGGCCATAGGACTAGCGGCTACACCGTTTAGGTACAAGGATGCACGGTTACTAGTATCACGTATCACCGCTAGATGATACCAACGATTGGCAACCAAAGATTCTCCTTGGAAGGCGATCTGTCCGCCACCTTGATAGTTGATCTGGA